CCGGCCGTGGTGGAGTAGTCGGATACCGCCATTATGCGAGACTCCCGAAGAGACGTTGATATATCGCCAGCGGGTCACGCTTGACGGGCTGATATGGTTGGACCTGCATGGGCATGATTTGCGGCGCTTGCTGTTGCGGCTGCATGGCCGCCATGAGGGCATTGCCGAGGATTCCGGCCTTGTCGCCCCATGCCATTTCCGGCTTGACCGTGGGGAATACGCCCTCGGCTGCGGCTGGCATTTTCGAGGGCGGCTCTGGCGCTTGCCGCATGTCCGCATGAACAACTCCGGGCCGCAGGAAGCGCTCCATGTAGACCCGCGCGGCCTCGTCGGCGGTCCTGGTGCCCTGGAGCGCCTTCCACGCGCCGCTTTCAGTGTTGTCCAACTCCCATTTCGTGAAGTCGAGTTGGGTTTGCAGATCGTCAAACGGCTTCCCGCGCGAAGCGGCGAATTTCTCGTACGCAACGCGCCTAGGCCCCGTCCATTGGTTCAGCCCGTAACCCCCACGAGAGCCGGGAACCACGGGCGCGATTTCGTTGATGCCGGGGTTAAGGCGGCTTTCCGCACGCATACGGGTCGCCATGCCGACCGCGATATGTTCAGGAAAGCCCCGAGCCATCAGGCCCGAGACGATTTCATCGAACATGGGTTGATTTCCTCTCGGGCGGGCGTATGATTGCGGTCCATGCCAGATGCACATGCCCGCATTCTTTTCTTGGTCATATACGCCGTGGGGTTGGTCGGCGCTTACAAGTTCATGTGGTGGTTTGTCCTGCTATTCCCGGCCGACTTCTGGACGTTCGGTTCGCCCATCCTGGTCGGGTCTTGCTTATTGGGGGTTGCCTACCACGAGTGGCGCAATCGCTGGGGCCGAGGACCTAAGGGCTAGGTCAAGAAGCCCGGCAATCGCTTTTTGCGTCTTGGTGTCCTTGTTCTTGCGCGCAGCCTCGCCGAGCAGCAGCGGCAACAGTTTGTCGCGCTCAGGGCCTTGCATGGCGAGAAGCTTCCCGAGTTCCAGATTTGCCTTGGTGCGGCCGCCATACATCACGGAGTCAATCGCGGCGTTGCCCGCCTCGTTCATGGCCGTCATGACGCGCTTGACCGGGCCGGGACGCTGCCCCGTGTCGGGAAGCCTGAAATCTCCGAGCGCCGCAGCAGCTTCGGCCCGCATTTGAGTTTGCGACCCCTTCAGGACGTCTCCGCGCGTCTGAGAAAAGATGTTCTCGGCCTTGAGGCGGTTAACCAGCTTGTCGGCCTCGGCCTTTCCGAGAATGATGCGCAGCTTTTCCTCGTTCCATTCCTTCGCAAAGGCGCCCCATGCAGCGGCCGCGTCATTCTTGGACGTGCCCATGAGCGCGGCGATATATTCGCGGGCGCCCTTCCTGAATGCGTCGAGTTGTTCCGGCGAAAACTTCTGGATTTGCGCGCGAAGTTCGTTAGGCGACAGCGCGGAAGCCTCGCCGCCACGGAACACGGTGCGGCCTTCCTCTATGGCGCGCTCCATCGCTTTGTTGTTCGCGTATCCCGTGCGCGCCGCTGCATATCCGGGCAGCGCATCAAGCTCGGAATCAATCGCCCTCAGAACAGGCGACATTTGCGCCACGAACTTAGTGCGCCCGTTCTTCACCGCTGCGCTTATGTCGTCGCTAAGCTCAGACCGCAGGTTGTGAAGCCGAAGGGCCGAAATCCCTTCAAACGTGAGGTTGCCCGCCTCGTCAACTTTCCCGCCGAGTTCCTTTTCAATCTTGGCAATTGCGGACGCGACCTCGCCCACCGCGTCCTCGCGCAGTTCATTGACGCGCGCACCAATGCCGCTAACGTCAATCGGGTCAATCACCGCAAGCGCCGCGTCGTATTCGGGGCCGAGCGTGGACGCACGCTCCACGGCGAGCGCCCGGCGCCCCTCAAACGCCGCGTTGGGGGCAGAAATCGCATCGTCCGCTGCCGCCTTAATCCTGCCGGAAGCGTCAACCGCGCGCCGTTCGATGGCGTTGCCGAGAAGTTCGCCGCCTTCACCGGGGATAGCGGCCAGACCTTGCGCAACGCGGCGCGGGTTGCCGGGAATGTCCGCTAGCATCCCCTCGGGGCCGAGGTCGTCAAGAAACCCGGCAATGTCTTGACCGGCGGCTTGCGACCTGTTCAGGGCGCCCGCCATCGTTTGCGTGGCGCTGGAGCCAAACCCAGGAACCTTGCGGAACTTGTCCTGGATGCCGCGCGTAATCTTTCCGCCGGCGTAACCAATCAACGGGGCCAGCAACCCAACTCCGGCACCGACCGCAGCGGGAAGGCGCGCGTTTTGCAGCCGCTCGCCCATCGTTTCCCCGGCGCCCATGCCAGAAAGCCCACCAAGGATTCCGCCTGCAGCGCCGCCATACAGCGCCTTGGCAATAGGCCCCATGCCTGCGGTGTATTTCATGACCCCCACGCTCGGCAGAGCCATTCCCGCCACGCCACCAGCCACCCGCCCGCGCGCGAACTCTTCCGGCGCCACTAGTTCGGCGGCCATGTCCTTCCTGCGGATAGCATCGCGCGCGTTCGCATAATCGCCGCCAGTCGCCGCCGAGATTGCGCCGCCGAGTTCGTCCGCATAGTTCAGCGTTACGCCAGCCTGCATTCCTCGGTAGAGGGCACTCGTCCGCGCAACCTCTTTGGTCGCGGCGCCAGTCTTCTTGCGGTATTTGTCAAGCGCCGCCTGTTCGGCCGGGCGGATAGTCCCTGCGCGCTCCAATTCCTCTAGCGTCTTGACCGCGTTCAGAATATCGGCGCTTTGGGAATACGTGGTGTCCGCCATGTCACTGCCCGCCCAGGATTTTAAGCGCGTCGTCGCGGCTCATCTGCGCTTCAGGCTGCGGCGAAACGACATTGGCGAAATCAGCCGGCAGCATCAGCCTGCCGGGTTCGTCCCTGCCCTGCGCGGCGGCAATCGCGCGGGAATACATCTGGCGCATTTGCGACTTGAATCGCACTGTGTCCGGAGTATCGCCGGGAACAGCGAAATACATCCGCACTATTCGTTCAATCTCGGGCTGAGTTGCGGCCGCACCCGTGGAGATACGCAGCGCACCCTCCGCCCACGCCCAAGCCGCAGAGGAATACATCTGCCCTTCCGGGCTTTGAAAGTAGTTGCCCGCAATAGGAATGGCGCGGGCCGCTGCATCGGGAAGATTGGACGGGTCCCATTGCTTTTCGATTTCGTCGAGGACCGGGGCCGTCTCCGACTGCATCCGCGCGAACAACGCAGTTTTCGCCTGCGATTCCGTCAACTTCTTGGCGGGTTGAGCGGTTGTCCCGCCCTTTGGAATCTTGGCGGGTTCCCATTCCTCGGTTTCGCCATTCCATTGCACCATGGCCTCGGAGCCATCGGGGAGGACAATTTGTCGAGTCAACGGGTCTTTCTGTTCTGTGCCCGTGCCTAGGGGCGTAACAGCGCCGGTGCCGGGGTCAAACGAATAATCCATCCCATCCGCGCCACGGAAATGCTGGAGACTGGAGGCGTCAGGGGCTTCGGCGACATTCGGAAACACCGGCTCGCCAGTGTCCACATACCGAAGGACACCATTGACGTCTTGGGCCGTCTTGCGGTCTGGCGCGGCTTCTGGCGAGCGGTAGTCGCCGATCACGCGCCCGGTCAGCGGGTCCACAAGCTGTCCGTTGATCTCGATCCCCTTGGTGGGGTCGGGCGGCGCGGCAAAGGCCCGCTGCATAATGATTTGCACTGCCATGTCCTCGGGCATGGTCGCCAGCACCGCGCGCTGTTGCGGAGAAAAGCCGTCCATCAGGCCGGGCTGTTCCATGACCTTGCGGAGTTGGGCTTGTTGCTGTCGCTGTTGCAGGGCTTGGAACGCGGGCGACATGTTCACCGGCTGGCCCGCGCCGAGTTGCGACAAGCCCATGCCGATGCCCTGCATGGCAATCGCCCGCTCGGGCGTCATCCATTGCTTAGCCTGGTCGAGAATACCCATCAGAGCGCCCCGTAATCGACTGCCTTAAACCCGCCGATGAGGCCCACCGCTTCCGGCTTCACCTTCTCGACCTCCTGAGCCATCACGCCCATGTGGCGCATGGGGTTGCCCCTGTAGTTGTAGGTGTAGACGTTCAGGCCATCATCGGTCTTGCCGACCTTCTTGACGTTCTCTTTCAACCTGCGATCAGAGAACATGAGCGGCGCCGCCTGCAACCCGAAGCCGAGCATTCCGAGCAAGCCCGGAGACTGCGATTGCCGCGAGGATTGCACCCCGAACATGCCGCCCACGCCCGAGGTTAGGGCGAGGTAATCCTGGATGGCGTTCAGGTCGGCCGTCTGGTTCTGCTGGTCTTGCAACACGGCCGCGTTGATTTCGGATTGCGTCTGTTGCTGGTTGCCGCGCCCCATGCTGTCGAGGAACCCGAGCGCGCCATATGCCGAGTTGTTGATGCCCGGCACCATGCCCGCCGCCTGTAGTGCGCGGTTTTCGCCTTGCTGCCAAGCGTTATCCAGAACCCCCGCCACACCGGACGAAACTCCGCTGGCGAGGTTCTGCGCATGAAGCCCCGAACCCGACATGCCAGACCCGGCAAAGCTGGAATTGATGCCCGGCATGATGCGGTCGATTGTGTTCTGCACGAGCTGGTCGGTGTATTGCGACCTCACGTTCGGGTCCATTGCCCGCGTCAAGGCCCCCTGTGCCGCGTTGGCGCTGCCCAAGGCCCCGCCCGCCACCCCGCCAGCGGCGTTGTAGGCCGCCATTGACAGCGGGTCGCGGTCGGCCACCAAGTCCCCCGCGTATGGGTCTATGCGGAATCCACCGGCCTCATAGAGCGCGCCGGCGTCCTCCAGACCCCTGTTGATGAAGGGCTGAGACGGGCCGTAGGGGTCGTTTCGTTGCGTCGTCGTGCTGGTGCTGCCCATCAGAGCCTCTTTTCCAAGACGACATGGGTTTTCTTAAGCCCCATGTCCTTTAGCACGCGCTCCCATCCGGGCCGCGTGATTGCCTCGATACGTTGCGCGCCTATGTCCCGCGCCCATGCCTCTATGACGGGCCAGAGGTGCAGCCATTCGCCCATTCCCTTGCCGCAGCAATGGGAGAGTTGAACCGTATTCAGCCTGTCGCCAAGAACGCTGGTGACGAGCGCCGCCTTTACCTCGTCATCGACCACAAGCCACAGTTGCCGGTCGCGGCTGCGGATTTGCCCGATGAAGTCATCGGGTTCCCACTGCCCGTTGCGGCAAAAGGATTCGATATGCCACCCGATTTGCGGCAACCACTTGTCCAGTTCCGTTGCGGGAACGGGAACGGGGGTCACAGGACCTCTTCCCCCCAACCATGCAGCACAAGGGCGTTTGTGGTGCCGGAATATGCCTTCAGCACGGTCCCGGCCTCGTATAGCCCGCCCACAAGCTGCGACAGGTCAACGGCGGTATTCGCTGCGACGCTGTAGGCTTTCAGCTCCGCGTTGCTATCCCCGATAGACCCACCCGAGGGAATGGCATTGAGGCTCAAAGTTGCCGCCGAGCCGGTCACGTTCGCCACGGACAGCCGGGTGATTTTCAGCATGACCCCCGTTCGGACGGTATAGAGCGTATTCGCCGAACCGGAAGCCGTCGCCGCCACGAGAAGGTGAGAAATCGGCACCGACCGGGAAGGAACAACACCGCCGGTCGGCTGAGTGGCAACCCGAATCTCGCTCATGTGTCACTGCTCACGTCAAAGTCGATCTGGTAGCCGTAGGCATCGCCCCAGGTCGTCCCGGCCGGAATGTTGAGGCCCACCCGAATAAACCGCGAGTCATAGGCGAACGGGGCAAATCCGAGCGGGCCAATGGCGACGTCGGGATCGGACGTGGTGGCCGCCCCCATCCGTTCCCGCCCCGTTACCGTCACAAGCGTTGCGTCCGTCTGGTCATTGATTAGGGGGGTTACCGACCGGACATAGACCCTCTTGCCCGGCTGCGGCTGAAATTCCCCGCTTTCGAACTCGGCCGAGAGGCTGGAACCGTTCAACTGGTATTGGATGCCCCCCACGAAAGCCGCCATGCTCCTGCCCCGCGCCGCGAAGGTGGGCGAGTCAAGGCTGATGCTCATCGTGTCGAGGTTGGGATAAAGAACCGCGACCTGTTCAAGCGTCACCCCCGCAATTCCGGACGCAAACACGCAATCCGTGGCGAGGCTGACGTAGGACCACCATTGCGTTTCCCAGTTGTAATAGAGAAGCCCGGTAAAGGCCCCGCTGTCGTTCGGGACCGTCCAGATTACGCAGCGGTTGGGCCAATCCACCGCCGCCTGCACCGACGAAAGATATGTTTGCGAGGCGTTGGCAAGGAACCAGTCCCACACCCTGCCCCGCGAGATCGGCTGGCCGGCGGTGCCGTTCGTCACGAAAAACCCGTCATCGGACAGGTAAAAGACATTCTCACCCACCTGAGCGAGGGAGTTTGGCGCCGCCAAGCCCCGTTGAGTATCCACCACCTGCTTTGCGAATACTGACGTGCCGCCGGTGTATTGGATGCGCGAAAGCCCGTTGCGCTGGAAGATAAGCCCCGTATTGCCCCCGGTGATACCCATTACCACGCCGAGATTTTCGGGCATGTCCACCGCGTCCGACTGGAGTGAAATCGACGTGGCCCATGTGCCCTGGGGATTGTTGTAGGGCGACCACCGCACCCGGTAGGGGGCGTCAGACGTGTCAGTGTCGGTCAGATTGCCCATGAACAGGAAGTCGCCCACCCGCGCCATGGCAAGCCCGTGCGGGATGGTCCAGTTCTCCGCTACGAACGTGTTGTCGGACTCGATATCGTCCAGATACCAGACGCCCTCCTTGGACGACGCATAGATGGTGGAGCCAAACCGTTCGAACCTCACAGGCTCGGTCAGTGTCAGCGTAAGAGTGCTGTCCGTTACCACGCCGCCGGTGATGTGGTGCAAATCCCCGGCCGTGGCGCAGACCGTTATCCTCGTGCCGTCGGATTGCTGGAACGTCATGGCCGACAGGACCGCAGCGCCGACGTCGCCTTCGCTGGCGTTCGCCCCGTATGCCGGTTTATAGCCGCCGGGGCCGGGGATGACGTTCGTGCACACCTCAAGCCCAGGGTTCTTGTAGTCGGTTACGTCTGGCAACCATGGACCCAGGGCAAACTCGGAAATCACGGCGCGGACCTCACGGTCGGGACAATCGGCGCGCCGGAATACCGCGCATTGGTGTCCGAAGATTGCGCCAGCCGCATGTGCAGCCCGTAGGCATTGGCGTAGATCGACATCGCCTTTTCGTCGCGGGTCAGGGTCGCGTGGTGCGACAACACCCCGTAGACATAGACGGACGGGTAATTGGTCAGGATGTCATTAGTGTCGCCATCCGCTGACAGGTCGGCCTGCCGGGCGTAGTAGCGAATAACGATGTCCTCGGCCCCGTCCGGGGCGGGATTGAGCAGCATGGCCCCGTCAACAATGGCGTAGGTCTTGGGCGTTCCCGAGGTCACATGCGCCCGGTTGATGCCCGTGGAATCCGTGACAGAAAGCGGCACCCTCGGGTCGGTATCCCGGTATGCGTCGATCATTTCGAGAAAGTCGGCCGGAAGCGC